AATCAGCTTCTCCATGGCATTCAGCCCAGAGGTTTCAAGGTTGTACTTCACCTGGCGCTGACCCGTGCGCTCCATATCAATCCCTGACGGGGTCGAATAGAACCGGGCCGCGACACTACACGCAACGCCCTTGATCTCATCCGGGATGTCGTCATAGCCGTGCGAATAGGTAACCCGCCACGACTCCGGATCAGACGGCCACAACCCCGTCCAAGGACGCGCCGAAACAATCCCCAAACGCCGCGACACAATATAGGTAGCCGGGTCAGCAACCGTCCACGTCGCACCATCAGTAGTCGTCTCCACCAGAGACACAGCAGAAACAGGCAACTGAGACAGCAGCACACCACCCGCAACCGGGTCGCAATACTCCACATCCCCAATAGTCGCCGTAACATCCTGACCCAAATAACGGCGGACCATGCCAGACGCAACCTTCAACAGGAACGCCGCCGCCGTATCGCTCGGGTCGATGGCGAGCTGAGAAAAATTGTTCAGGTCATCAATGCTGGCAAGATCCTCCACGGCTACTTCGTCTCAGCCTCAGTAGCGTTGAAGATCGGGGTATCATCCTCCGACGCCGTGACAACCTTCGCCTGAGCCTTATCGAGCCAGGAAACCGTAACCGTGACCGGGCCAGGGGTTTCGTAGTTCACCACAACATCCTCCGTGTAGTGGCTAACCTCAGTCGTGCCGGGCGCCTCAAACTTCACGGCGCCAGTGCTGGTGTTATCTGCGGTCTGCGTAACCGTTTCGGGCTTGTCTTTCGCTGCCATTTCAACTCCTAAGATTCATGGCCTAACCTGATGGCACCGGCCATGAACACGGCGCCATCAGGCTAGAGAGTGGAATTACAGGTTGGTGACAGTACCGAACGCGCCGGGACGGTAGACAGCGAGCGCCAGACGCTCTTCAGCGCGGATCGCGGTCAAGTTCCGCTGGAAGTAGTCAGCGTGGGAGTTGGAAGCTTCCACAGTGATTCCGCCCTTACGGAAGATCTGACCGCCCTGCGCGTAAGCACCAACAAGGGCAGTGTTAGCGGCAATCGCCGGGGTAACAGCAACCTTCTTGCCCCACAGCGCGGGAGACTCGGCCGAAGCAAACGGACCCTGAGCGTAGTACGCGCCCTGCGAGTTCTTCGACAGCAGGATGTTCTGCCATGCCAGCGGGTCGATGGCGATAGCGTCCGGCTCCAGGAACTGGGTGGTACGAATCGCAGTGATCTGCCGGTAAATGGCATCCATGCTGTTGTCCGCAGCCACAGACGGGGCAGTGCCCTTGACAACCGGGGCGGCTAGGCCGGGACGGTTCAGCAGGCCAACCAGGTTAGCGCCGGTACCGTCACCATTCAGGAGCTGCGCCTCTTCAGCGAGCTTCACGAACAGGATCAGGCGGGCGTCGATGTAGGACTGAGCCTGCGCCCAGTCTTCCAGCATCTCATCCGAGATCGGCAGGAATGTGGCGATCTTGTGCAGAACCTCATCGACCTTCGAGAAGGTCAGCGCGGATTCGGGCTTCAGGCCACCTTCAGCGACAGTGGCCGCACCGTTGGTCACAGCGGTTTCCACGAGGTAGCGGATCAGCGGGGTGCTGGTCGTACCCTGCGGGAACAGGTCGGAGATGGTCAGAGGGCGGAACTTGATGTCAACGATGCCAGGCAGCAGCGTCGGCTGGCCGATCGGGGCGTAACCCGGTCCGGGGGTAGCGGTCGTGCCTTCAGTAAGCGTGGTCTTGATCTCAACCTCACCCGAAGTGAAGTTGCCCTTGATGCCGCGCTCTACAAGGCTCTTGTAGTTGCCCGACTGGACGAACTGCTGACCGATGGACTTGGCCCCGCCAGTGCTTTCCTCGCCCGCAGCCTCAATGGGGTTACCGGCGCCCGACATGAAGGACTTGCGCTTTTCCTCCAAGTAGGTGAGATCCTTGATCTCTTCCATGTACTTCTTGATGTCCGCCTCGATGGGATCGAGTGCGGCCTTCTGCTCAGCGAACGTCAGCGAAGTGGACTCGGCAATTTCGAGGCCCTTCTTGGACAGCTCATGAACCTTATTCTTTGCCTCTTTGAGGGTTGTCATGTCACTACCTTTCAAGTTAGTTTGTGACGAAGTTTCCGAACGTGCGCAGACGCGCAGCCCGTGCTTGCATTTCAACCGAATCTGCGTCAGCGACGGGGGCTGACCGCACTCCGGCTGCGGGGGCCGCGGGGGCTCCGGCTGCGGGGGTGACGGCTGCTCCGGAAGCGGCGGCGTCTTCGTCAGGGTCCGGAATACCCAAGGCATCCAGAAGTTCGTCCACGGTCGCATCAGCGGCCTGGACGAGAGCTATAGCCTGCGCGACCTCGGCAGGCAAACTAGTAGGGTCGACCGTGGCGAACAGGTCAATCGCCTCATCAATCGCCGCATCAACAGCGGTGGTGAGAGCGACCGGGTCCGTGGCGTCCTCAGTGTCGGCGTCCTTGCGGACGAAAGACTTAGCTGGGGCGCCAACACAATCAGCACCGAGCGCGGCAGCATGATCGTGGATGCCCTGCACCTTCTCAGCGTCCGCCTTAGAGTTACGCGCCCCAGCCTTCAGCCCCTTAGACGAAAGCACCAGAGCTTCACGGTTACTTGGGATTGATACGAAAGCCCCGTTAAGTAGCTCGCGGACGCTCACCGTCGCGCCGTCCTTCTGCGTCTTCTCCGTCATGAACGCCACCGAAGTTGTCTTGATATGCCCCTCATTCACGAGGGTGCGGACCTCCTGCGCCCGCGGCAGGGAAGAATAGGTGCCTGACACAATCAGGTTGCCCGTCTTCTCATCAATCCGCGGAACACCAGAACCGACAGTGCCCGCAACAGACATCTGGTGATCCTGGTCGAACGTGATGTGATCCGGAAGCGGCATCTTCCACTGGTCAGGCAACAGCGTGTCGCCGTCCCGATCCTTCGTCGGCGCCGACAGGATTACCTCAAACGAGCCAGGGAAGGCGTCATCCGTATTGGTAATCGAGGCGTCCTTCTTGATTACGTTCATGATTAGCCTTCCTTACTGAAACTGAGTGTGCATGTGCAGCCGGCCACTTCATCCGCGCCGCCGCTGGGGTCGCCGGGGCCGTTCATCCCGTTACTGAAGGGCTGATTGAGCGGCACCGTTTCGCCGCTCATCGCATCATGGGAAGGGCGGGCATTAGCCGAGTTCGTTTCCCAAGTCTTGGTGCGGGCGTTGTTCTGCCGTGCCGCAACTTGAGAAGCTAGCCCGCCGATAGTCGCAACCCGTGACGTAGCAATCTGGACCGCACGCCCAGCCAGTAACGCCACAAGGAACGCCTGTAGAGCGTCCATGTCGTGATCGTCACCAAGCGCCGCGTCTATCTGCTCCGCCGTCGCCTGATTGATGTTCGCAGCCGATTGCTGGGCGTCTGACGCGATCCAATCCGCTATGTCGTCCGGGTTGTACTTCCCGCCAAGATCGGCGCCCGTAGCGTCACCCACAGCCTTAGACGTGGCGTCACCAAGGGTCTGCAAAAGGTCAGCAAGGTCACCATCCCAAGCAGACGGATCAAACACCCCGGAATCCTTCTGCCCAGCCTTAGCAAGAACCGAATCCTGCTGAGCCGTGAAGAACTTCACTAAAGCGTCCGTATGCTCCTTGACAAGCTGGTCACGAGTCCCGGCCTTATTGCCCTTCACCAACGCCAGCCGCCCCATCACGGAACGGACTGTCAGCGCTTTTGGGTCTGCGCTCTTGGGGGGCGTCAGGGGCTTAGGGGTCAGTGTCCCGTCCGTAGCCACCTGCGCGGGTTCGGCGTTAGCGCCCAAAGGCACCAGCGCGGCGTTAGCGTAAAGATGGTCAGCTTCCTTACCCGCCTCAGCAAGACCAAACATCGGCCTGGCCTCAGACGGCTTCAAGATACCGTTACCAACCAGCGAGACAACCGCAGTCGCCCGAGTCTCGAAGTCGCCGCGCAGCACTTCATCCATGTTGAACCGCGTAAACACATCGCCTGCCGGGTAAAAGTCCGGCACAAGCTGATGATTCACAACAGATTCAAAGTTCACGAAACGCGGAGCCATCGTGTCGCGGTACTGCGAACGCAGACCCTCAGTGACGTTAGAGAACGTCGCATGGTCCAGGATGTGAACCGCTGTAGGTACCACGTCATATGCGGAGCACACCTCTTCGCGATTCAACTTCCGCGACTCGATATACTGCATTTCTTCGGAGTTGAGCTGAATCACCTGAAGGTCAAGGCCCTCTTCAAGGACGTTCGTGCCGCCCATGTTGTCCGCGCCCGCATGCCGCGCATCAAACGAGGCGCGCAAACGATCCTGCGCCCCCTGAGACAGTGCGCCAGGGTGCTTCAACACCACAGACGGGCGAGCGCCACGATGCCAGAACGAAGCCGTGGCACGCCTGGAAGCGTCCTCATTCAGCAGCGTCATCCGCAAGCCTTCAAGGTTCGACAGGCCGCGGTTCAGGTTGTCCGGGTTGTACGTCGTGAACGCAACAACATCCTCTTCCGGGATCGGCGGGAGCATCGAAACATTCCGCGTACCAGCGGAATAGATGTACTCCAACCCACCCTCAGCGGTACGGCGAACAATGACGTTAGTCGGGTGGGCCGGGTGCAACTCACGCACCCGGCCCTTAGCGTCCCGCAGCTTCAGCCAAAACGCTTCGCCGTAAATGTCATACGTTGAAGAAGTCCACTGCCACAGCTTGAAACCACTCATGCGGGCGTTAGGGCGGGCAACCAAAGCGGCCAGAGCGCCGTCCTCCGGCGACTGGTTGTTACCATCCCCAGCCCGCTTCACATCAAACGGCATCCGAGCCGTAGCCATCGCAAGCTTGCGGACAACAGTGCCAACCCACAGTTGCGACTTATAGATCGCCCCATACGCCGCATACGTGTTGAGCAACTCCATCGAGGAAGTGCCATAGTAGGAAGCATCCGCGAAAATCGGCGTACGATCCGCCAACGTGTCAAGCTGATTAGGGACAATAGCCCCACCCGAGAGGAACATGCGGCCTCCTTCTAGGTAGTCGCTATGGCTTGCATGTACTTGATCCGCAAACGCGGCAACCACTGATACCCATCAAGCCGCAAACGGTCACCCGTCTCGGCCACAGAAAAGGCCGCAGCCAAAACAAGGTGCTCGTCGTCCCACTCCACAAGCACGCCCTCGAAAGCTTCCTCAGTGTCAAGCGTGACCAGGAACTTGCCCCGCTCCGCGTCCCGCAGGAGCCTGTCTTTGCGTGCCACGTGGTAACTCCTAGATAGTCAAAAGGTCTTCGTCTTCATACTTAGACCGCTTCTTCACAACAGCCCCATGCACAAGGAAGCAGCCGGCCGCGCCAGTCACAGCGACCAGCGGCGCCGCATCATTAGGGGACTTAGCCCGGTCCCAGAAGAAAGCGTCACCGGACGGCTTAGCCACGGCAGTAGACGCGGCAACGTCAAGGATCGGCTGACCCAAATGTCGAAGCAGCGGGTCCACATCCTCGGGCGGGATAGGGTGCCCATCCGCGTCCTTCTCGACACCGCGCACCTGGTCATAAAACATGCCCGTCCACTTAGACAGATCAGACCCTGACCAGGGGATCAGGCGCAGCTTGTCGATCTGCTCAAGCTCAGCCAGCAACGAGGACACCGGGGCGCCGGAAGCTTGCAACGTCACACCCACCAAATCCGGGTCATCCATGCGCCTCACAGAAGAACCCTCAGGCGCGGACGTAAGCCAGTCCTTCACCCATGCATTACCAGACCGGGAGGCGATAACCTCCACATGCAACAAGCCATCCTCACGCCGGCCAGCAACACCGATATGCGTAGTCGTCCGGTCATGCGAAGTATCAATGCACAACGCGTACTTGCCGACAATGGACGAGGACCGGTCAAGTGCCTTCTGCCAACGCCCCTCAGGGAACGGCCCATCAGCAGTCGTATCCAACCACTGACACAAGCACTCGGTACGGAAGATCCCCTCCGGGTCCGTGCGTGCCGCGGAAGCTATAGCTTTTTCTGTGAGGGTATAGCCCAGTGAAGGGTTAGCCTGTGCCCAGCCGTCACGGTCCCAGATCGAAACACCAGGAGAAGCAGACCACTCAAACAAGCCAAGCGTGTCGCCGTCTTCCTCGTCGTCAGCCTCAGGAGTAACCCCGACATCGTCAAGGCCGTCAGGGTTGCCAAGTGCAGTGTGCGCCAGCTTGCGGAGGAACCGAAGCACAATCGACGCCGCATCGCCAGCGTTAGACGCCGCCCACACCTGAGCGTAAAACCGGGCCAACGTCGTCTTCGTCACCGCAGACCACGAATCCCAGTTCGTATGTTCGCGCAACTCATCCATCAGAACCAGATCGCCGGACAGGCCACGGCCACCCTTGCGGTTCGCCGCCGCCACCTTATACCGCTCGCCAGACTCAAGCTCCAACGACTTCTTGCCGTTGACCTTGACCACCTTCGAGATTTCCTCGGCAAGCTCCGGGACGCCCTCAGCGAGATCCACAGTCCCGGCCCACT